TGTGATATTCTGGACACTGTCTACAATATGTGTTCCATGTGTAAGACTTACCACATTTACATTTAAGCGATTCAATATCACAATTTCTGTCTGTTATAAACAGTAATCTATACGTAAAGTTATAATTCCCCTTATAACTATTCTGAGATCTGAGCGTGTCTTCCAATAAACGCGTATGCGCATATATAGATTTGTATAAAGACGGATTTTCTTTCATCATCGTTCTGTTCTTGGCTTTTCCGAAAAATTTTTTATAATACCCATTGGATATCAATTCTGATCTCGTGTTTTCGAGAGACAATGTAGATACATTATTACAAATTTCATCCTTTAACTTATCCCACCCAACTTTTACATAATGATTTTTCATACAATCACATTCTTGCGAATACATATTACATGAAAGACAGTTTATCAAATAAATCTTTGATCGATATTTCCGATTCTATCCCAGTGACCTTATGACGTATTCTCACTGATGACTCTCCCCATAAACAATCACATTCCTGAGCAGACCCCTTCACTCCCAGAAGTTCAGTTTGTTCGTTCCTCCACTCCTGCGTTCTCTCTGGGTGTAGATGCCATGGCAAATTTATCGTGTTGAACTTATTTTCCCGTTGTTCTGACGCGACCCACGTCTTATGGAAGAAATTTCCAACACCATTTGGGGTGCTTAGTATTATAGCTTTACCTCCAGTAGAAAGGGTTTGCTGAGCTGATAGCCAGATTTCTTCTATATTGTCTATGAAAGCAGCCTCGTCTATTATAAGGAGAGATAGTGCGGAGGAACGACCTGCATCTCCGGAAGATGATACCGCTTTTATCTGAGAGCCGTTCTTTAACCTAAGAGATAATCGATTATCTTCTATACACGGTATTTTAAGCCATGATGGTAAATTGTTATTTGCGAACCTAACTCGTGTAACTATCTCCTTTGAAGTCTCTTGCTTTATGCTTATACAAAGTATGTTCTTGTCGCTATGAAATACCATAAGCCACAACGAATACGCAGATGTCAGAGTGGTTATACCCATCTGCCTTGATTTTAATATAATGTTGTAATCAAAATCTACAAGATCTTTCAGAGATTTCTCCTGAAAAGGATATAGATCGAATGGTATTGTTCCACGAAGAGGATGTTGAATCTTGACATACTTCTTCATAAAGTATATCGGATCCGAAAGACATTTCTTATACTCCTCCTTTATTACATCTCGTATATTTACCTTGGATTCGTTCATACAGATAATCCGGAAAGAGACTTATCGATTCTATCTAAAGCGAGGTCACATTCTTTGAGGTCTTTCCTAGCCTCCTCCAACACCATTTCCCTCGTGGTATCTTTCCAAACATCCTTAGTTCCGTCTTCGTTCAAATACACGATATCGTTCGAGGATTTTTCCAGATATTCAATACTCTCAATGAGCTTGGCGCGAAAATCCTCAACCTTCCCCCGCTGAGACTTAAAGACCTTTTCCAATTCGTAATTACGAAACTCTCCATTAACCTTTAGTTTGCTTTCATACTCTACGTTACAATCGTAACATCTCCCTGTTTTAGGAAATATCTTGTCATCCAGATAATTCCCCCACTTCACATCTCTTTTGCAAACCGAACATAATAACCTAGCTGAATCGGAGGAAACCTTTCCCATTTTGTTGACTCGTTTTTTATACCCGTTCTTTTTTATCCAACACTTACCACTCGAATCTTCCCATGACTCTCCCTCTTTTCTGGCTTCAAGGTTTGAATCCCAACCAACTTGGATAAATGGTCTTTCTCCTGCCAAATATCCACGAACAATGTCTATGTTACTGCGATTTTTTGCGTGACTCATAATATAACTTAAAATTTTACCCCATATTTAATTAGTGTCTCACGAGCGTCAGCGACCATATTTTCAAAATCTTTGTTATTTTTAATTCTATCAATAATTGATTCAAAAAAATCCAAATCACTTGGATGTGATTCGTCACCTAACAATAATTTAGAAATCTCGGCAGGATTCTTTGTTATAACCTTATCAGATGTTCTATCCACAAGTCCATTTTTATAAGACCACTTCATGTTTTTGAACTTAGCGATACTTGCCAATAAAACGTGCCGGTGCATCCCCTTGTATTGAGAATCATCCTTACCACCTTGAAGGCTCCACCGCATCCACTCTGGGTCTCCAAACATCAAATCCGTCTGAACGAATCCGTTTTTATCATCCCCATTTATAGGAGTTTTAAAGTGGACAGAATCTCCAGATTTTCGGATAAAATCAGAGGAATTCTTCCCATTCGATACACACCAATCAGACAACACCTTAACGAGAGAATCTTTGCTAGTCGACTTCTCATCTACAGCTAAATCCAGATCTCCAGATGTCTCACGTTTACCCGCAGTGCCCAAGATGTTATTTAACAATGGTAAGGACGTGACTGCTTCAAGCCACTTTACAGTAGTGTTCACATCTGACTTCGATATACGGCTCGTTTCTATCACACCGGATTTTGATTTAAAAACATTCCCGCCTTCATGTAGATCCGGTTTACTATGAGCAAGCCTGCTAGCAGCAGTAAATCTAGGTCTTGAGACGAATTTCATATCTCCGTGAGGGTGAGACAAAACATACCCCTCACCCCCCTTATAAGTGTCACCTATAGAAGCAGACACGTCGCCTTTCTGACTTTCAAGTTGGTCGATAACACTCTCTTTAAGTTCCATTATTCCACCGACAACTTTCCACAAAAATTCAAAACCTATTTTATTAGAAGTAATATGTTCTAAAATTTTTGACTTCTTGATGTCACTGATTTTGTCAGAAGATTCTACCCACTTTATAAAATCTGAACCAATGTTCTCCAACCCAGTATCTACCTTACTGTTCGTGTATGTATATAGAATCTCAGAAAAGTTAGAGAGTTTCATTTTTATCAAAACATCCTTATTCAATAAATCATCTATTTCTTTACCATGAGATTTTATGTCATTTAATATTGATTTTGCTCTATTTTTGTCAATCTTTGTAGGAGACTTAACCGTAACCGGGGGAACCACAAAAACATCTCCCTGTTTTATAACATTGAAATCTTTAACTCCGGTTTCTATTCCAGAGTTATCTAATTGTCTGTGAATCACAACCCCACATTTACTTCGGCCAATTCTAGCGCCAAATTCCGAATTCACCTCCACTTTATATGTAACTATGCCCGGCTTAAATACAAACTTTCCGTTTTCTACCGGAGGTTTTGTGATATACAAGAAATCTCCACTAAAAAAACCTCTAAAATCGGGCGATAAAGATTTCTCAAAATATGGAAACAATTTACCCATATTAGACGCGAAAGTTTTATATTCTTCGGTTTTTTGATCGGCGGGTACTTTACCCATGTTCAAAAACATCAATTCTAATTCTTTTCCTGATTTCGATTTTCCGTCATACCCTTTAGCATTAAACCCTGCTTTGTTTGTAAGAACAAATTGTCCAGATGAATCTCTCCCAAAAATGACTGTCGGTGATCCATCCCATTTAATTGTGAGATTTTTATACCCATCATTCTCCAAACTTAAAATGCCTTTAACTGATCTTAGAGCGCCTTTAGATCCTTCCCAAAAAACCAAATCCTCGGCGTGTTGTATCCGAAGTCCCTCGGATAATACTTGAGATATAACCTCATTTATGATGTCTTCCAAAAAATCGTCAGTGTATTTCATGTGAATATATAGTGATAAACATTTATACCGATGTATAATAGGGTATGTATATTCTGTTTCCAGCAAGAGTAGCTGTCAAATACCCCGCTACAGTTGGAGATCCAACAGGAGACACATCCACATCATATATAAGGTGACTGCTAGACAAAGAACTGCTTGCTTTATATGCGTAGCTCGAACTTATAGAACAACTTGAAGACAAAGAAGACTCTGCGCCGCTTGAGGACAAAGAACTGCTTGCTTTATAAGAATAACTGGAGCTTATCGACCAGCTCGATGATATAGCAGACTCTGCACCGCTTGAGGACAAAGAACTGCTTGCTTTATAAGAATAACTGGAGCTTATCGACCAGCTTGAAGTTGCATACAATCTCTCAGTTGCGCCTAACACATACATCGAACCGGTCAACTTCAAACTCCCACTTACCCTAACTGTAGGTCCGGTGTTTCCGGGACCAAATTCGGCTATGAAGAATGGGGATCTATCGTTTGCACTTCCGCTCTGGACGACGAAACTTTCAACAACTGACAAAGCAGCTCTGTTTGTAGCCGAGTCGTAACCCTGTCCTCCGGCCACACGAGAAGAAGAAATCGTCAGAGATCCGGAAGAAATCACAGCACGGATAGTCTCCGAATCTGTTATAAGATAGTTCGTTATGTTCTTAAAAAGGGTTTCGCCGTATTTGTCTATATTGACTATAGTTCTTAT